TATGTTATCGTTAAGTTTATAATGTTTTATATCATTAAATGTTATATAGTTATCTATAAAGTTATTAAAATGATCTCCATAAAAATCAAATACGTGTCCCATCAGAACTGCTTCTACATATAATAGCGTCAGCGAATAATGAAGAGAATACGCAAAATCATAGTAATCTTCTATAAATTCAAAATCTTCTTCAACAATACCTGAATCAAATATAAGCCTATTTCTGACTGCCTCATCTATTTTTATATGAAAATTATAATAAAGTCCATAATGTGTTTCTACTAATATTTTCCAGCCAGCCGGTTTAACCATTGACATTAGCTCAAAAACTTGATTACTTAAATTATTGACTTGTAAAACTAATATTCCCCATGAATAATATTCTCGGCTGCTTAGATGATATCTTTTTGAATTCGTGAATTGCATTCGATCAAAAATTGTTCCATTAATTTCGTCAGAAGATACGCATATCCAACCTTTATTGGTATTCATTCTGCCGAATTTTACATAATATAAAGAACGTGATACCTTAGAACAGGTATCAGAATCTTCTGCTCTTAGCCACTCAAAATCATCTACAATATATACTCCGTTTTCCAATTTATTATTCTGATCTTTAACTAATACTCTATTGCCTTTTTTGACCATTACACCGTCTATTATCTGCTCGCCGACTAAATCTATATTTTCTGTAGTTGCAACATCGACTGGTACCTTCCATTTTATATTGCTGTAATATTCTCTATTTATCGATTCACCAAAGCCAGCCCGATTTAATATAAAAATATCTTTATAAGGTTCATATAAGGTGATTGTTGGATCTAAATGATAAAGATTAAAATTAAACGAAAATTTTGTACCTTTTCTTTTATACAACTCAATAATATTAGCTAATATATTTCTCTGTATCTCAGAATCGAGGTTACTGTTCCAATTGTATCCCAAGAGATATCCAAGGTAAGGAAGATATTCATCTTTTATACTATATACAGAGCTGAATGTTAATATCTCTCTTATAGAATCGGCAACAACATCAAATATTTCAGAATCAATAACATTTAAAAATTCTTCTAAAGTTTTAACTTTACCTGATACATTATTATCGGTTAATATATCTGAATTTTTTGTATACTCCGGTAATATTTTATATAAAAATGGCATTTAAATTATCTCCATGTTTTATATTATTGTAATTGAAACAATACCAACATCTGAAATTTCGTTAGGCAATAATTTGTACGTATCACTTATATATTCAAATGTAGTAAGAGCATCTAATTTTTTATTGGTCATCGGTGTTACTGTAGCCGTCTTTTTATTTATACTTTTAACGTAATAAATAATATCAGAATCAGATGTATCGATAACTTTTTTGATAATATCTATATAATATTTACTGTTGGCTGGTAATTTTGCTCTTCCAGTAGCTGTCCACTCTATAATTTTATCACCACTTAACAGATTATAATCAATACCTTCAGTAAACACATTAAGATTATCAGTATATATTTGGTTAATTCTAGCTAAATAATCATCGTTCATAATTGAATTCATATAATCTGATACTCCGGCGCGCCTTGTCATTACAACAGTATCTGGAACAAATGATATCATCGACGATTTGATTAGCTCAGCACCTTTGTCAAATCTAGGATAATCATTAAAATAAAAAACATCGGATCCCGGTGGTAATGTTGCAACTAAAGTTGGAGTGTATTTTTTGCTTAAGATTATAATTTTAGTATTTGCTGGGATATCTCGATCAATAGGCTCATTTAAATATAATTTATTACCTATTCTAAATAATACTTTATAACGTTTATTAGGCGAATCAGCAAAATATATCGTTATATTTGAAAAATTTAATAATGAATAATTTATCTGACCACCAGTTATTGAACTGTCTAAACTAAAAGAGATCTCCTTTTCTCCGTATTGATGATTTACAGCAGTAATTAATACTGGATATATTAAGCTACCAACACCAATATTCATTTCTGATCTAATTGTATCTGCTATCGTAATTTCGCTCAGTGAATCATTGATATCTATTACTTTTGTTGACAATACTAAATTCGAATCTAAATCTAGAATATTTATCTCAGCTCCAATACGCAACATATTAATACTATCAAAATATTTAATAGTATTACTACCATCGGCCGGTGCTTCTGTAACATATATAGAGCGATTTTCTTCTAATGTTAAGTTATTGATATTTGTAATACCAGGAATCTCTGATATTAGTCTATATAATTCAAGCTTAGAAACATCTTCGCCAAAATCTCTATTCTCCCATCCTAAATAATTATTAACAATCTCTCGTATTTTATTAGAAATAACAGAAGATGACATATTCTGTTGTATACTAATTGACACTTTAACGTCAAACGTTATATAACTTGGATCAATTATATCTACTTGTGTAGCGACTATTTTCTTCTCTTCTAAGAAATTTTTAACATATTGTTTAAATGAATCCGTAGGATATCTCTGATTTTCAGGAATAACAGCTATTTTAACACCAAATATACCGATTTCGTCCATAAGTGAATGGTCAATAACAGAAACTTTTTTTACTCCTGGTAGTGTATAAGTTAAATCCTCGTAATCTTGTCTAGTAACACATCTTTTTTGAGTTCTGTATATGCTAGAAGCATTTCTTTTAACTTCAGCTAGTGATTCTCCGTCTGAAGCTCCATTAGCACTTTGTTCATTTACAACTTTAATATTATTGATAATATTATTTTCTGCATCATATATTAGATCTGATATATTTGTTATTTGGAATGGCATAACATTATGGCTAGAATCAGCACCAACTACATATAATACGTCGATAATTAAGTTTTTACCAGGATTAACACCGTAATTTCCATCGCCGAATGATATATAACCGTAAAAATTGTCATCGTGTTCGAGCATAAAATATTTATCTTGTCCAGGAACATCGATAAAATCTATTTCCTTATATAATTCATCATTTATAGATACATATTCCACTGAATTGACTGGAAATTGTCTTAATTTATATCTATCTCTTGGAATTCCACTTGATATTAATGATTCTTCAACTAATGTACCTGATTTTGCTTCAACTTCAACAAACGTTTCTCCAACGTATAAAACCTTATTTTCTGTTGTATAAAATGGAATTCCTGAACTAGAGCTAAGTTTAGTATATTTAGGAATAATTATATTTTTATTATATGGAGTATCTAAATAAAATTTCAGTTTAACTATTGCTTGTGATGGAGGTTTAGGATTATAACCTATAGTTTTAGCTAAAGAGTATACACCAGTTTTAGTCTTAGCCGTAGGCAAAAAACATTCATTGATACTTGAATTAATATAATAGTTCATTAACGTCGCTTCGTATGCAAACGCTTCTAGTAACTCAACTCCAAAATTGCTGGCTAAAAAATCTGTCCATCTATTAGGCAATCTAGACTGGACTCTATTTTTTAGAAGTTGCATAATTTCTTCAAAATCAATAGGTAATCTTTCAATATCTGTTAAATTTAAATCTGCCATTTAAATTTTTCTCCTAACCTTTAATATAAAAATCAAACGTTTCTTCAATTCCGCTTTTCTTATAGTAAAATGATATTTGTATAGCGATAACGTGATTATCATAATCTATATTAAAATCTACATTTTTAACTGCTACGCGAGGTTCTTGAATATTGATAATATCGTATATTTCTGATTTTAAATCTTGTATTATAATTTCATCTAAAGGCTCAAATAGCATCCTCTTAAGACTGTTGCCAAACTCAGGTTGCATAACGCGTTCGCCTTTAGAAGTACCTAGTATTCTTTGAATCGAGGCTCTGATTAGATTTCTGTGGTCATTTACTTCCATTAGCCCTGGAGCATACATATCTGCGCTAATATATATAGGTACCGGTCCACTATAACCAGCAGCATCTTTATCTTTCGGATATGTATATTCATATTTATAAGACATTCATATCACCTTAACATTAATTTTAATTCGCGAAGACGTTATCGCTGCCGGTAGTGTGCTGCCCTGGTTTTCCGCATTTAATACATTTAGTAGAATCAGCTATCCTCGTTAATCTTAAATCATTAACAAAAATATCTGGGCTGCCTTCAATTGATTCGAATGTACCGCTATGTGGACAATTAGTCGGACCAGTATCGGTTAATCGATGAGCTTTTAGATTGTTGATAAAGACATCATTACTGCCAGTGTTATTTGTACCTTTTCTGGAATGGGGACAACAATCTAAACCTAAATCACATACTCCTTCGGTACGATCAGTTACTCTTGTGACTTTAGCCATTTTATTATACCTCTTTCTCAGTGTCAGTTTCTTCTTCTTTATATATAGCTACATATTCACCTGAATAAAACGTAAGTGCTGGTTCCATATGCATTCCTTCATCTTGACCGTTCCAGGTATTTAATGGACATGCTATACCAAATTTAGCAAAAATATAATATACTTTTTCTCTTTCATTGCAATCATAACTGCTGTAATTAAAATCAAAAGCTGCGCCATATTTATGCATTGAATCAGAAGCTCCGTATTTATTTCCTTCTCTGAATCCATCAGTAAACATAAACTTTTCGTATAAATCTGGCTCGTTTTGCTGCATATAGTCCAAAGCTGCTTCTATTCTGGAAGCAAATTCAGCATTAAATCTGTAATCTATATTACCTTTTCGATGCTTACTTAATGTACGCATATTTTGTTTATAGTAATTTTTCATAGCACTACTAGCATTTCTTTGCGTAGCACCCCATTGTCTCATCGGAGAAGCTGCTTGAGATTTACATTCGTTTCCTAAACTTGGTCCACCAGTTGAGCTTCTTTGATATATAGGATCAGATTGATTACCACAATTAGTATTAACTTTTATGTTATATTCTTCTATTTCTTTTTTATATTCATTGACTTCTTCTGGAGACATAAGATCTAATTCAGCCTGAGTTTTAATATATTTTAATGGAATAACACTCTCTTTTCCAGAAGGATTCATCTTGATATAGCGATCAGATAAAATAACTACATCGTTGGCGGCATGAATTGTGATATCTCCATCATCAGATAATGTAATAGTTGAGCCGTTGCGATGTTTTAATTCAATATATTGAGCGTCATCATCGAACATTAAATAACCAGTATTTGTTTTTATTATCTTCCTTTGCGGATATATATCTTTAGCTTCAGAAGGTACAACATTCTCATTTTCTCTGAATATAGCACCCAACCATATCGGTTTATAAGGACTGCCATTTATAAACATTACTGAGATTAAAGAGTTTTTCTCCGGTATAAAAAATATCCCTTTATCTGTATGTCCATATGGAAAACAAGGCTCAGCCCAAGGAAGATCTTCATTTTTTATATTACCATACACATTAGGTATAGATATCTTTAATCTACCAAGTTTTTTAGGATCGTTATTATCTACAACCAAACCGACATATATACCGCTGAATTTAGAAGCCATTATTCTATAGGTCCCCCTTCTGGATTCTCCATACCTTCTGAATCAAGTTCTGTACACAATACCATATGCATATGTGGTTGATATGGATGCATATTAGTCATTCCATAACTATATGTTATGGAAGCTATATAATATAAACCATCTAAATCTTTAGTTTTACCATCTTCTTGGCTTAAAATTTCTATAC